CAAATGTAAATGTAAAAAGGAGAAATAAATATGCCTAGTCATTACGGTAAATCAAAAATGAAAAGTAAAAGTAAAGGGTTAAAAGGTGGACAAAAAAGACTACCTATGTCTCTTAAAAAGAAAATAATGAATAGTAAAAGAAAAAAATAATATGGCAAAACGTGGATTATACGCCAACATACATGCTAAACGTAAAAGAATTGCGGCAGGTAGTGGTGAGAAGATGAGAAAAGTAGGAGCTAAAGGTGCACCTACTTCTAAGCAATTCAAGAGAGCGGCAAAGACAGCTAAGAAAAGGTAGTCATGGTCGCTAAAAAATACCAAAATCCTTCAGGTGGTTTAAACTCCGCAGGACGAAAGTATTACAATTCTCAAGGCATGAACCTTAAAGCACCAACTAAAAGTAAAACTAGCGGAAGACGTAAATCGTTTTGTGCTCGTATGTCTGGTGTAAAAGGTGCAATGTCTAAGAACGGCAAACCTACTAGAAAAGCATTAGCTTTACGTAAGTGGGATTGTTAATATAGTTGTGCAACGCTTATGCGTGGCAACTGCCATCAACAGTTTAGCCAAATAACTTGACCTACTGCGGTAGACAATCTTGACTAAATAACTGAATTGAAGAGGCTTTTATAAACTAAGTCATAAATCACAAAGGAGACAAATATGGCAAACGCAACTCCAGTATCAGTTGGAAGAGTGAATGCAAGTGGTTCAGAAGACGCATTGTTTTTAAAAGTATTCGCAGGAGAAGTTTTAACTTCTTTTGAAAGAGCTTCAAAAACAGCAGGTGCAGATATGGAAAGAAGTATCTCATCTGGTAAATCAGCAACTTTCCCAGTAATGGGTAGAGTAGCGGCGGCTTACCACACAGCAGGAGCAGAAATCAACGGTTCTGACGTAAATCACAACGAAAAGGTTATTACAATTAATGACCTTTTAATCTCATCAGTATTTTTATCAAATATTGAAGAGGCAAAAAACCATTGGGACGTAAGAAGTGCTTACTCACAAGAAATAGGAAGAGCATTAGCTTTTACTAAAGACAAGCACATTTTACAAACTATTGGTCAAGCATCATTAGCATCAGCTAACGTATCTGACAGTGGATATGGAGCAGGAGCAACTATCACTAATACTGGTATCGCTTCAGCAACAGACGCTACTGCGGCTAACGCTATGATTGATGCACTATTTGGTGCGGCAAAACAATTAGATGCAAACTACGTTCCATCAGAAGGCAGAAAATGCTTTATGAGATTGGAAGAATACTACAAATTAGCAAACGCTACAAACGCAGTGAATGTTGATTTCAGTGGTAGAGGTTCAATCGCTGAAGGTAAAGTAGTGAAAATTGCAGGTATTGAATTAGTACCTGTAGCTCACTTCGTAGCTTCTAACGTAAGTTCAGGCGTAGACGCAGGTTCGGCTACAGCAGGTGGTTCAACTCCACAATCTGTAAACTTGACTAACTACGTTGCTCTAGTTTCTCACCCAAGTGCTGTAGGTACAGTTAAACTTATGGACTTAGGTGTTGAAAAAGAGTACGACATCAGAAGACAAGGTACGTTAATGGTGGCTAAATATGCTATGGGACATGGTGTATTAAGACCAGAAGCGGCAGTAGGTATTAAAGAAGCGTAATAGTTTCTTTACTATTTATAAGATTAGGGGGAGTCAAATCCCCCTTTTCTACTTTCAATTAAAAGGATAAAATGACAACACAAATTACACCAACTACAGAATTACAAGCAGTTAATACTATGTTGAGTACAATAGGAGAAGCTCCTGTCAACTCAATTACAGGTACAACAACTGTTGATGTATCAGTCGCTAAAAATATTCTTGATGAAACTTCTATGTCCGTTCAATCACAAGGTTGGAATTTTAACACACATACTAATTACAAATCACTATCTTTAGATACAGATAATAAAGTACCTTTACCATTAAACTGTGTAAAGGCAGACGCTAATCAATCATACAGACACTTAAATTATACTATTAGAAATGGTTTTCTATACGATATGGAAAAACATACTGATGTATTTACAAGTGCTCCTGCTTCAGTGGACTTAGTCTTAGTCCAACAATTTGAACATCTCCCAGAATACGCAAGAAGATATATAGCAATGAAAGCCGCTAGAAGATTTGCGTCAAGATTTATAGGTGATACAACTATCACACAATTAATTGGTCAAGATGAAAATGAAGCATTAGTTTCTTTTCAACAAGCAGATGCACAAGAATCTGATACTAATATATTAAATGGTGATTCTAATACTTTTTCAATAATTAACAGAACAACTAGAAGGACTTACTAATGGGTAATGTGGTATCGCAATCTATACCTAATTTTCTTAATGGTTTGTCTCAACAGACACCTACACAAAGAGGAATAAATCAAGGTGAAGACCAAGTAAATTTTGCAAATAACATTGTAGATGGTTTATCAAAAAGACCACCGCTAGATTATGTTGCAAATTTAGATGGTACTAATCTATATCCTAACACAACAAAATTTTGGTCTATTCAAAGAGATGAAAACAATCAATACATTGTAGCATTTTATAATGGTGGTGTAAAAGTATGGGATTTAGCAGGTAATGAAAAAACTGTAACAATACAAAGTGGTGCAAGTTATCTTACTTCTACTAATCCTAAAGAAAATTTTAAATTAGTAAACATTGCAGATTTTACATTTATTGCAAACACAGCTACAACTGTAGCGGCAGACTCAACAACATCTGCGGCTAAAGTAGAAGAGTTTTTAATAAATGTTAAATTAACAAACTATGGTAGAGAATATAAAGTAGCATTAAAACACCCTAACATGGCACAAGAGTTAGAGGTACAGTTTCAATTACCTACAGGTAATGATGCTTCTACAGATAGTAAGTTTAGAGATACAAACAAAATTAAAGATATATTATTAAATGGTACAGCTAGTACACACTGGGATAGTGCCGCTAATGGTATTGGTTTTAAAACTGTAAGAACAGATACAGGAGCAACAGTTTCTAGTTCACAAGGTTTAGCAAATTATTCTGGGTTTACATCTCATTTTACATTTGAAAGTTTTGATTCAGTTATATACGGAAAACCTACTGACCAAAATGCAAACTATACAGTAAGTACAGCAGATGGTTCAGGTAACACTGCCATGTATGCTATAAAAGATAAGATACAAGATTTTAGTGATTTACCTTATTATGGTAAATTAGGAGTTATATTAAAAATTACAGGTGACGAAGGTGATACTTTGTCTGATTACTATGTTGCGTTTCAAGGCAATGGTGTATGGAATGAAACTATTGCACCTGCAACATCTGTAGGTTTAGATAACTCTACTATGCCACACGCATTAGTAAATAATAATAATGGTACATTTACATTTAAAGAATTAGATTATACAGATAGAACATGTGGAGATAGTGATACAAATGCTGACCCTAGTTTTGTAGGTAAGAAAATAAATAACCTTACATTTTACAAAAATAGATTAGGTATTATGTCTGGTGAAAATTTAGTATTAACAGAAAATGCTAGTTTCTTTAATTACTTTCAAACTACTACAACACAAGTTTTAGATACAGACCCTATTGACATTGCGGCTTCAGGTACACAAGTTAATACACTTAAAAATTCTGTAGGATTTAATGAGTCTTTACTTTTATTTTCTGATACAGCACAATATAAATTAGATAGTGCAGGAGATACTATATCACCTACTACAGCTATACTTAATGAAGTATCTTCATTTGAACATGATGATTCAGTGCAACCAGTATCAGCAGGTAAGTTTGCATATTTTGCACAAGCAAGAAATAACAACACTGCAATAAGAGAATACTTTGCAGATGATGATACATTAACAAATGATGGTTTAGATATTACAGTATCAGTACAATCACTATTACCTACTAACGCTTTTCAAATAGTAAGTAATACTACAGAAGATACACTAGCTATACTATGTTCAGACACAGCAGACTCACAAACTGCACCATATACTTCAGGCACAGCAGTGTCACCTACAAATGCAGATACATTATTTATCTATAAGTATTTCTTTGATAGAGGTGAAAAAGTACAAACTGCGTGGGCTAAATGGGAATTTAGTGGTGTTAAGATTTTAGGTGCTATGTCACTAGAAAGTTTCTTATATGTAATGGCGGCAGAAGGAACAAACACAAAATTATTTAAAATAGATTTAAGAAATTTAAAAGACACAACATTAGGACATGGAGTCTTTTTAGATTTAAAAGCGTCAGTTACAGGTTCGTACAATGCTACAACAGACTTAACTACGTTTACTTCACCGTATGGTGCAAGAACAGGATTAATAGCAGTAGATAGAACAAATGGTGCTAATTATACAGCCACAAATACAACAGGCTCTACATATACTATAGTAGGTAATCATACCTCGTTATTTATAGGTGTACCATTTTCTTCTGTTTACAGATTGTCTACTCAGTACATAAGAGAAAATACTGGTAGAGGATTGGTAGCAGTAACTTCAGGAAGATACCAAGTTAGAAATATATCTTTTAACTTTGAAAACTCTGGTTTCTTTGAAGTAGAAGTTACACCTAATAATAGAGATACGTCTACAACAATAATGAATGGTTATGTTATTGGTACGGCTACATCTATTATAGGAAAACCTGCTATTAACTCAGGAACATTAAGAGTTCCAGTGCAATGTAGAAACACAGAATTTGTAATGGATATAAAAAGCAACTCACATCTACCAGTTTATATTGCTGATGCTGAAGTTGAAGGTTATTATCATTCACGTTCAAGAAGGATTTAATGATTAAAGAAAATTATGTACGTAAAGCTATAATAGCAGATGCGTTGGAGTTATCTCCTAAAATTAGAAAAGGTGACAGAGAAGAAATTAGAGCATCTGAAGGTATATCACCTTTAAGAGCTTTAGTAATGCCTTTTACTTATGACAATGCAAAAATATATACTATTGTAGGTTCAGAAAAAGAAGGTGTAATAGGAATGTTTGGTAGTAATCCTACACAATTACCTGAGTATGGAGTAGCGTGGTTATTGTCTAGTGAAGATTTATTTAAACATACAAAACAATTTATAAAAGAGTGTCCGTATTGGGTAGCACAAATGAGTGAAGGTTATGAATACATTTACAATTTTGTAGATAAAAGAAATTGGAAAAGTTTAAAATGGTTACAATTTTTAGGATTTGAACCAAAAGAAAATATAGAAAACTATGGTGTTGGTAAAATGCCATTTTTATTAATGATGAAAGAGGTCAATAAAAAACATGTGTAGCATACAAGCCGCTATGGCAGGAGTACAGATAGTAGGTAAAGTACAAGAA